TTTTGGTTGTTATCGGTAGGTCTGCGTGGTTGTGCTGATCCACGTGGTTTAAAGAGTTCCATAGTAATTCCTTACATTTTTGGAGTTGCGGAAGGCATACCACCTGGCATACCGCCAGGAGGAGGAGGCATACCACCGCCAGCACCAGAAGGTGTAGGAGGAGGCATACCACCGCCAGGTGACATACCTGGGATTTGTGGCGCTTGTTGCATTGCTTTACCTTCAGCAGTTGCGCCACCAGCTTGAGGTAATGTTTGAAGCATTTGCATAATTTCGGTTGGTTGAAGTTCATTTACTTTAGACTTCTTAGGACCAATGATTCCTGTCATGGTGCGAATAGCGGAAAGGAGTTTTTGACCTTCACCTGATTCGCTTCCTAACGCAGGTAATGCTTGTTCTAGTAAATCCATAGCCATCGAAATGTTAATCATTGAGGCTTCCCGATTACCCATTTTGGGTTCTGGGGTTGACATAGGTGAGCCCATTGGAGGGGCAGAATTGTCAGAAATATTGCCAGGTCCTTCTGGCGCTTGTGGAAGCCCACCAGGAGTTGCACCATCCTTTTGGGATTTAATCATTTCCATTAACTTGTCTGACGGTACGCCCATATATTTTCCTATGAAATTAACGCTAATCGTAATCTTAATATAACAATTGTCAAGTGGGGGGTATTATTTTTGATTCCCTCCCCCCAAGGGAGGTTTAGCGGTCAATCGCTAGTATCCTTTCGGATTACTTGCGACCTTTACGACCTTTACGCTTAGAACGTGCCATGTTAATGACTCCTCTTAGAGCGGTCACCTATTTCAAAGGGAAGGCAGCCACACCCTTTTTCTCCCGTGAAGGAAACTATTATCTACGTGATTTACGTGATTTTTTATGGCTTTTACGCATTTGAAATCTCCAATTAAGCTATCCCCTAACTGAACGACCTAGATCTCTTGTTTTAGAAGATCTATCAAAACTTTTAACGCCTTGTACACGATACTGCAAATTTGTTGGCTGTGCATCTCTTTTTAGAGATTCAGTAGTTACCCTTGGTTGATCTGCTTTAGGTGCTACGTTTCCTCTTGCCATTATCCTACCTCTGGTTCTTTTTTGCCTTTAGGAGCAGGAGCTTGTTGTTTAGGCTGTGAGGCTTCCAACTTCTCTCTGCGTTTTAATTTATCTTTCAGCAATTGTTTCATTGGTGGTTCTGTTAAGTCAAGCAATGATTCAGCATCAATTGCTTTGGCTTTAAACAGATTAAACGCTAATTGTTTCAAATCTTCTGTAAAAATTGGGCTGTTAGAGTGAGCATCTACTTTAACCACATAATCTTTAGTAAATTGTTCAGCAATAAATGCTTTTCCATCTTCATCTTTGAAATGAGTGTCATCATAGGCTTGCAAGAGTTTAAGATATAAGGTTGCTACTTTTTCAAGACTATCTTCAACAATCAAAGCCCGTTTTTTGGCTCTTGAGCTACCAAGACGTGCCAATTGACTTGCATGACCTTGTGAACGGACACCTGATTCACCTTTACCGCTTAATACATTGCTAATACCTGATACTTCAGCAAACATTTGGTCAATCTCATGCAACACTTCAAATAAATCAGGTGGCATCTCAGGAGATAAACGATCTACTTTACCGCCAGGCATATCAGAAGCAATCAATGAACCAGCACGTTGCATAGCAAAGTATTTCTCATCAGTAATACCGCTAAATCCACTAAATGCTGTTGGTGGAGCAACTTGTTTAGATAACAAGTCCAAAATCTCCGTCATGCGTGTGTTACGCAACTCTTGTAACAAAATCAATTGCTGTGCTTCAGAAGCACCCCAATAATAATCTGGTAATGGATTAGGAGCAATCTGTACAAAAGGACATTCGCCTTTTAAAAATAATGATGCNCCTTGTCTGTCATAAATGATAATGTCAGGAGCAGCCATTGTGACTACTTGATAATCTTCGGTGTCATCATTCCATACCCACAACTCTGTCATCTCAACTGTATCTTCAGCCACCTGAGCTTTATAGCGATTGATGCCGTACAGATCAAGATTTACGTTACCGTAAATTGTAGGATTGGTTTGACTCATTACAATACGATTTACCGCATCAGGAATTTCTGAATCAGATACTTTTGTACCTGTAGTAATACGATTTACTATGGATTCACGCTTTGGATGGGAATACAGACGGGCATATAGCTCCGACTTAGTAATGTAATAAGTTTGTGTAATGGCTTCTTGCCTGTCTGTATAAGGGGTGTCCTCACGCAATACGCCAATAGATGACGGCTCAATCATGTAAGGATGAATACCTTTGTTGTACACCAACTTAATAAATGTGGTGTTGTACACAAGCGCCCATGTCAACGCAGTTGAAAATACTTGGTCTGCATTAGAGTTTAGCCACTCATCATTAAGAGCTTGAGTTAAGACTGGTGCTTTGTGGTGTTCAGCAGCATGTACTGACGCTCCTAAACCAATTGAAAATCGTGTTGTTTCTGCTGAGTATAAAAATGAAGTTAACTGATCTAAATGCGGATGAATTTTATTAAAGTACGCTGGTGGTTGTTCTGGTCCAGCGCCAAATAAATAATAAGCTCTTAGTGTTGTGTAGTCACCCCGTCTGCTTTCTTTTGACACCATACACTTGTTAATGATGTCCAAATAAAAATCTTCTCTAGCTTCAGGGGATGACGGAATTTTCATTTTTTAATTTTTAAGTTGTCTGGATCTCTCATTGTACCGCCAGCAAGGGTTGTAGGTCCTTTTATAATCCCTGCTTGATTTGGTGTCAAGCCTACTTGCTCATCTCTTACAGGTTTAGCAAATTGACCAGCAAGAATAGATTGCATATTCATGCCGTTTTGTCCGCCACCCCAGATCGCTGCATCCCCTGGGCGACTTTCTTTTGGCGCTTCTTGAGTGGGAACGGGTTTGATTTTGTCTTTGTTGCCTCTTTTACGGGTTGCGTACTTTTCTGCTTCTGCGTAATCTTTTTCTTTGAACTTGTTTTTGCGGGTAAGGTAACCTGCTTGGTTTTCGCCTTCACGGGTTGTTTTAATGTCTGACATATCAAACTCGATTGCAAGTTGCTTGGTTGATTTGTCTGTGAACCTTGTTTTGTTGCTGATAAGGTTAGGAGCTTGCAAAAATACGACCATAACTTCTTCATGACATCCTTTCATGGGGCATTTAGCCTCCCGTGATTCAAAGTATCCGTGTTTTGCACAGTGAAAATCATTTACAACTGCCATTGTTATCTCCCCTTCAATTGTTCGTCAAGTGTTAAAACAGAATAATCAGACCTATTGGTAATACCCACTTTAATCTTAATCTCTCCATTAACTAAGTGTAATCCCGTAGTTTTAGTCATGTCAGGCTTGGCTTCTTTGCGATATTGCACAAACCGAGTGTTGTCCCTATTTTGCATAACAGCTATCTCGCCATTTTTCCATTCTATGTAGGCTTTGCTAACCCGTCTTTGCATATACTCGGTCAAAGGTTCTGATTCATCTAAAAAAACATCTCGTATATGGGCTATGGATACGCCAGCTAAATCAGCAAACAAAGGAATAGATATTCCTCGATCTTTGTCTTGCATAAAGCGTTTCATAATGCGTTTGAGTTCCATTTTTGGTATGACAGACTTCATTTACCGTACACCCCAATGCGTTTTAAGTAATCACTTACATTCCTACCAACGGTTAACTGCTCTGGAGTAAAGTCATCTTGCATCCGTGACATTGGGCGTGTGAGCTTAGCGGTAATCAATCTAGGTTGCACTTGTTCAGCAAAAGCAGCACAAGCTAAGGCAGTAGCAATAACCCTATCGTCTTTGTTGCGACCTGAAGCCTCAATTGAACCACCATCTCGCACCATTGTTTTCATTTCCTCAATTGTGTCCATGTCCCAAATGTCCATCATGCCACGCTCAAAAAAATCTTTCATGTAAGTGAGCATCCTTTCTTTGGTGGCAGCGGTGGTCATCCAACCAATCGAGTTAGATACCCCGCCAAGGGTATCGTTCCTACGCCAAATATAATTTTGCATATTGCCGTACACATCTAACAAATCTTTACCTAAAGCCGTACCCATACTGGCAGCTTGACGTTTAAGGTTACGCAATTCATTGATGACTGCTTGACCTGGACCATTGATTTCAAGGTTCAGGGTAGAGTTTTTATATGCGCCAGCAAGGTGGGCAATAATCCAAGCAAACTGGTATGTGTTTAATTCTGAGGTGGCAAAAGCAGCAACCTGTTCTAACCCGTCTGAATAACATCTAAATACTTGAATACAAAATCGGTCAGCCCAATCACTAGAGCCGTAAGCTGGATCAGCACCAATAACATAGTAAGCTGTATCAACTGGTTCTTCCCAAATTTTAAGAGTTGCCAAGCGCTCTGTTGATTTAATAACTTGAGTATCTTGAAAATTAGCACCAAAGACATAGCGGTAAGAATCATAAGTTGTTTTCTTTAATTTTTTAACGGCATCGGTACACCGTGCATTAGAAAAGAATGACGTACCCGTCATTACAAAAGCGTAGTCCTCAGTGGGTGGAAACTCTTGATACATTAGGCTATCGTCTTTAATACCTTCGTATAACTTCCACCGCCACCAAGCTATTTGTCGAGAATTGATTTCAAAGTTGTACAGCTTTTTAATATCTTTGACCCATTCTTTTTCTTCGCCTGTTAGCTTGCCATCCCAGTACACTTCATAAGTCTTATCTTTAGGATCAAGCATATACAGCTCGTTGCGCCACCATCCACAGAAAATGGCACGTTGAGTACGGGCTTTTTTAGCTGTCACGTACATATCGTGAAACATATTAAAGCCCCGTGCCGTACTCTCAAAGGTGTACAGCCGATCAGGATTGGTTTCCGCCAAAGAAGCTAAGAGAGAAGCCAATCCTTCTTCGTCACCCCAAGAACTCGTTTCTGTTCCATGTAGGTATGTAATAGCCTTACCACGACCCAAACTTCCTTTCGCTCTAAGCCCAGCGACTTGATAAAACAAACGGCTTCTGTTTTTGAGGGAAAGCTGATTTCTGTTGTGAGCAACGAGTGGGATTTTATACTCTTTGGGCAAACCATCCATATACATGGCAAGGGTTGATCGGAACATATCCCGATTTTCTTCCGTATCTGTTGTGAGTGTGCCTTGAAGCCCTGGGTGCATGAAGTGCCAGTAGAGGTCAAGGGCGAGAGAGATTGTGGTGATTCCAAGTTGCCTACCTTTTAAAATAACAAAAAAATGGCATCCATCTGCCAAACCTTTATTGATTTCATCCATTACATAGGTTTGAGTACCTAATAGATGATCCATTTTTCGTAAACCTTGCTCTTTGGTTTCAATTTTGAGCTGTTTACAAAAGTTATAAAAATGCTTTAGGTTGAACTGGCTCATGTAATGATCCAGGGCAATTTTCCGTTAAACCTTTGCAGTAAAGAGTGGTTGCCCATTTCAAAGAATTCTTTTTGTACGCCACATTCCCCGCCAAGCCTAAAATTAAACGTATGCTTGTTTGTAGAGGTGAAATTGGGAACAATTTGCTTTGCAGCGTTGTAAAAGTGACGATCTACTTGCGGATCAGGCTGATTAAGGATAATTGCTAATTGTTTTAAGAAACTAGTTTTCATTCCCCACATACACCAGTCAACAAAATGATGACCTGGGATATTCCATGAATCGTGTAGCTCTCCAAGGGCTTCGCAATTGTCATCAAACAAATAATTGCCCTCCTTGTCATAGATTGACCTAAGGCTATACGCCCAATCATACCCTTGTTCAATTTTGCCCATAATGGAAGCTACATGGTCAGAATCATACCAATCGTCATCGTTGCAAAAGAACGTCACTTCCTCGGTAATCAATTGAGGCGCTCCAGCTAACCAACGCTGACCCGCATAACCATCCCCACCAATCTTGCCATCCCAATAACAAACTTTTGCTTCTGAGTATTCTTTTTTAATCTTTATAAAGTTATCAAAATCACCGTCACACAAAATGTAATGGTTTGCAGGATATGTTTGAGCTTTGACTGAAGCTATGCAATTAGATAATTCCCAAGGGCGGTCACCCCTAGTTACTGTCACTACGGCTGCGGTTTTCAATTGTGCTTCTCCATGCGTTTTTCTTCAAAGTTAGGCAAATCCCAATAAGCCACCTTTAAACGGGCTGTATGGTTCTTAGCTAGGCTGATAAGACCGTCATAGGTCATTGGGCTGTATTTCTCTTTCCACTCGCTTGCAAGGGCTATTTTTTGTTTCTTGGTTCTGCAAGATAATGCCCTCATCATCTCAGTCTTGTATAAGAGTCTTTCTTCTCTTAACCGATCAATGTCTTGCATCCCCATCCTCAGGACCATCTAACAATGATCGAAGATACGTAAGCTCGGCTTCTGCTTGCATCATGAGTTCTGCGGACTTAGCATGAACACGCATCAGTTCATGAAAGATCTGATCTTTAGTCATTTCCCAGATTCGTTGCATATATTGCTTCTTGGCTAGGTCACCTGCCTTCTCAATGTACTGTTGTACTGATTGAGCGTCTTTTATTCCGTTCTCCATACTCGCACTCCTTCACTTTCTTTTCTGGCTATAAATTTTTTACCCAACTGCTTGCCTGTACGGTAGTTTGCATTACAGACAATTTGTATCTTCCCCGTTGGCACAAAGAATGATTCTCCGACCTCTAGTACCTTATATGGGTACACGTTGCGCTTTTTCTCAGGGGGTATTGGTATATTTTTTTCCACCTCAATACTCATTGTGATATTCTCCTTATAACTTAACTCATCATACCACCATGATACACACATACAATGAATATCGTCTAGGTGATAACCTAGTTCACCTTAACTATTTACGCAAGGTTTGCAAAGAAAACCCTGGCATCGAGTTTACGCACCATGTCAATCCTGCTCACATTGACCAACTAACCCCGCTTGTAGAGGACACACCTATCAGCTTGCAAGGGCTAAGTATCCCGCCCCACGCTCATAATGCTTGGATCGGTAAGGATAATTACTTTTACAGCCATCCATTGCAGCATGACTGGGTAGCTTTTTACTTAGAATGGTTCGATCACCTATCAAACATCCTTGAAGTTTCTTCCCCTATGGCTTGCAGGGAAGATCTGTTATTCGATTACCCCGCTTTAAATGAACCGTATGATATGGATTTTGATGTATTGGTCATTAACTCACCCCCGTCATCTGGGCAATTACCAGACTTTACCCCTCAATTCTTTGAGAAACGGGTACGTGAACTATCAAATCAGGGGTTAAAAGTAGTCACAACTGCCCCTACAGGGATGGTTTCTTGCACCCT